GCCCAGAGCTTGGCCCCCTCGGCCCAGAACTTGGCCCCCTCGGCCCTGAGCTTGGCCCCCTCGGCCCAGAGCTTGGCCCCCTCGGCCCTGAGCTTGGCCCACTCGGCCCAGAGCTTGGCCCGTTCACCCCAAACTACCGTCAACTTTTTCTTTATTGTTTTTTTATTCATATTTGTTATACTGGTTATAATCCCACGCCGGGCGCGAATTCGACCTTTACGATTTTATTTCCGCGTTCGTTGGCTTCGTAACGAAGGATAGCGGGATTGCCATCTTCCTTCGCGGCTTTCAAGTCATCGGCTATTTTGTCGTCGAAGGTCGTATACCATACTCCCTCGGCGTCCTGGCAAGATACCTTAGTCCAAGGCTTCCCGTTTGTCTCGCTGGTTTTTTCCGACAACTTCGTAATGACAAATTCTTTTGAGACAATAATCTTTCCGTCTGCCTTTTTGCTTGCAGGCGCTACGTCCTTTGTCTCCGGCTTGGAGGCGGTAGCAGCAGAGGCCGCGTTACCGTCATCGTCCTCGCTGATAACTCCGACCATAGCCGCCAGGGAATACCTGCGGGCGTAGGTGTACGCGGAGCCGTAAGCCTGGGGATCTTCCTTGACCGGCTTTATGAGGTAGTCTCCACTTATCGACTGGCCCGACGAATGGAGTAGGGTAGTCCGCAGAAAAAACCGGCCGTCGAGAAATACCGGGGATTGCACCACGGCGATTTCGTTTTCGCTCAGAGCAGAATGGCACGCCTCCCACACGGAGCCCAGGTCCGCGTATTTGCTTTTAAAAAAAGGATTTTCAGAATCCTTCTTAGCAATCTTCATCGCGGATTGCGCCTTGACCAATGCGGCAGCGAGCTTTTCTACGTTTTCCATTTGTTCCTCCTCTAAAAGATTGGCCCCAGGTCCGCGAGAACCTGGAGCCGTAAAACTGACCTCTCGCGGAAGGCATGAGAAAAGTTAGCAAATACCTCGGACTGTGTCAAGCATTATTCTTGGTCGATATCTTCCGGTTTTAGGATGGGGGAGTCGCAATTATTCAAGGTGTTGATGAACATTTGCACCACCGGGCGCAGCGTGGCTAGTTCGGCATTGGCCGATTGCAAAGCCGCAACATTCTGAGCCTCCAACGCTTGTGCGCCGTCGAGGTCATGCTGGACCTGTGTCAGCTTCTCCCGCAGGGCTGCGATTTCGGCATCGCGCTCGGAGGCTATGCGACGGCCCCATGAGTCGATTTTATCCGCCGCCGGGAACGAACAATCCGTCATGATTTCTGCAATCAACTTTTTCGCCTCTTCGTCGAACCTGTTCATGCTATTCCCCCTCCCCGAGTTTGTCCTCAATCGCCGCAGTAAAATCCGCGTCTTCGGCCAGCGCATCCCTCAATGATTCCGGTAGTTTGCGCCGCCGATAACCGTGAACGCGCTTTACAAAGTAGCGATTGCTCTCTTCGACTTTGGACACCGTGTGCAGTAGGAAGATATCCAGCACTTCGATATCCCCTCCCTCCTGTGGGCAGCAATTCTCAGGAGGGCCAAATGTTACTGCCGGGCTGTACGGGGTAACGTCGCAGTCAACCTCTAAGTCATGGTCGTTTCCCCAATTGAGGCTAATAGTTATGTTGCCGCGGCATTTCGTTTGTGGTTTCCTCATAATCCGTTCTCCTCGATGCAGGCGCGTGGGCGCTCGCGGTGCCAAATAACTGTTTTTACATCCAAACGCCATTGCGCTCTAGATTTATACCCCATATCGCAATCCTGCGATTCGATTCCACACGGACACCCCGCGCAGTCCGTCGGGTCTTTTAGGTTTATGGTGATTTTCACAGAGCCTCCAATATTGCCAGCGCCAACATCTTGGCGGCCGAGCGCGTCATACTAACTCCCCATTTCTTCCCGTAGCTCGTACCCTCTATCCTGTAGGCATACGGTGCCATCGGTGTCGCCACCGAAGCGGAGAATTCAAGTAATTCTCGCCCGGAAATAAGGTGCTCCGGAATTTTATTTAGTTGTGCCATGCTCCCCCCTCCCCACGCTGGCCTTGGCGAGCTTCTCTGCCACTTTTTCCCATCGCTTAAAAAGTTTGGACGATATGGCAGACGCTATATCCCACTTCTTCCACGCAATGCGCTCATCTATCTCAAGCCACCGCAGCGCCATACTCTTGCTGGTCTTAAGTTTTTGTTTCATTCTGCCTCCACATACTTCCGACATTTGCACCAGGATGTTCGACCTATCCCAAAATCAAACCAATCACGTACGTCGCCAAAAACATAAACGCCAGCCATGCGAGCACGGCTTTGACCTCGCGACGACGACGGACCTTAGACTCGATTGCGCGATATTCAAGGTAGGTCATTCTCTGTTCTCCTCGCACGCGGTATCCCCCGACGGTGCGGGGGTTAAATCCTTATTGGTGATTTTCATTGGCTCTCTTCGCTCAGTGCATCCCAGGACTCGGCAGTAATGATGGTCTCGGCGGGCTCATACCAGCAGTAGCCAGCGCTCGCCCACCGGAGGGTGGTGCAGCCCTCATACCAGCAGCCGCGGGATGTCATCATGCCGTAGCCCGTGTGTCTTATGGAGACTCCCGTCGCGGACGGGTCCAACCTTACCTCAGTCGCACGCCATCCGCGATGCCGCTTGTTGGCCACGCGGTTGGCCAGCACGCGCTGCTCAGGACTCATATCATCCCTCTTAACGGTCATCATAAGATTATCTCCCGCCCTCAATTGGGGGCTCACGGAACCGGACCCGGCAAGGTCGCGGTGGGCCGTGAGCCCAAGATTTTTTTGATTCGCCTGCTGGCCTTGCCGGGTCATATAGGTAGTATAACAGATAACCCCATATCTGCCAAGACCTAAGATGCTATTCTAAAACAGGTTTTTCTCGTCGAGGAATTTGGGAAAATGCGATTGTTAGCTTTTCCCGGAGGGATTTTTGCGCGGCCGTCCGGCGGGTAGACGGGGCAGCGCCAGCTGGCTCCGCAGGACGCGGAGATTTTCGGGGGAGAAGAAATTTCGGACAGGGCCGGCCAACACTTCTTTCTGCACCTGCCCACTTTCGGGCCGGACGCCGGCGCGGGCCATGAGATTGTGGAGTGTCCCACGCTTGATTTTCAAAAGTCCGCAAATTTGGGCCGTGGTGTAGCGCATATATATAAGGATAGCAGATATCCAATAGTGCGTCAAGTCCGTGCGGATTTTTTTGCTTGACACGCGAGCCGCGAAGGTTTATAATCCTAGTGCTTTCCACAGTCCGCGATGCTCGATAGAAAAATATTAGACCTTTTGCCCGTCGCCCGCGCCGTCGCGGACGCTGTGGAAAGCTCCTGCCTCGCGCGGGCGGCGGGTCTATTTTTTGGGAGGATGTTTTGACAAAAGAAAACCTGCGCGATCTGTTTGTTGAGTTAAAAAATATCCCAGGCTGGCTATCCGGGCTCGACCTGCCCGCGTCCGATCTGGAGTATATCGAGACGCTGGCCGACGGATACCAGCGAGATATGCGGACACTAAAGGCCGCGTGGGAAAAACAAAATCGGGAGCGACCGCCGGAGGAGCGGCCCGACTGGCTCCCGCGCGTCAACAACAAAAACAGCGTAACTCAGTCGGAGATAATGCGGGCCGCGCAGTTCCCCCTCGATAAAATCGTCGAGGTAGTGCGTGGCCGCGTCCCGTGCCTGTGGACAGAGCACGAGGGCAAGTATCCGTCGATGATGTACAAAAATGGATTCGTCCATTGTTTCAAATGTAATACCACAAAATCCACTATCTCATATTTCATGAGGCTCAAGGGCCTCGCGTTTTCCGAAGCCGTCAAGGCAATGCAATGATAAATCTGAGGGACTACCAACGCGAAGCGATTGACAATCTCATGGCCCCGGCGGCAGAGGGACACCGCAGATTATTGTTGCAGGCCGCTTGCGGTGCGGGCAAGACTGTAATCGCCGCGCAAATAATCCGTCATGCCGTCTCCAATAATCAGCGGGTTCTTTTTCTGGCCCACCGTCGGGAATTGGTGATGCAATGTGCCCGGAAACTCGCGGATTTCGGAGTCGAGTCCGGGCAGATGATATCCGGCGATGAGTGGGACCAAACGCATTTGGTAGACGTAGCCAGCATCCAGACTTTCCATTCATGGTGTATTCGTCGCGGGAAATATCCAGCGCCGCCGGCCGACCTGGTAGTAATAGACGAGGCGCACCACTATAATAGCTCGCGGACATGGCAAGAGGTCGTCGAGAAATATCCAGAGGCTTTGATTTTGGGCATGACTGCTACACCTTGTAACAAACGCGGTAAGGGCCTCGGCTATCATTTTGATGCGATGGTCGAATGCCCGTCGATACAAAAACTCATTGACCAAGGATTTTTGGTCCCGGCAAAATACTACGTGCCCAGCGTACCGGATCTCGAAGGGCTAAAAGTCATGGCCGGCGACTACGCGGAGAACCAGCTATCAACGCGGATGGACGTACCAAAACTGATAGGGGATATCGTCGAGAATTGGGCGCGAATCGCACCGACGAGAAAAACTATGATTTTTGCGTCCGGCGTGAAACATAGTATACACCTGGTCGAGGCGTTCACCGCGTTAGGAGTCAAGGCCGCGCACGTTGATGGAGCAACGGAAGCGCCTGAACGCGACGCGATAATAAAAAGATTCTCCGACGGAGATTTACAAATACTTTCCAACTGCGCGGTTTTTACGGAGGGGACTGATATCCCTGCCGCGTCATGTTTGATTTTTGCAAGACCGACAAAAAGCCTGCTTTTGTATTTGCAGGTGGCCGGTAGAGTTTTGCGGACGCATCCAGGTAAAGAGGACGCAATCATCATCGACCACGCTGGCGTTTTTTATGAGCACGGGCCGATCGCGCAGGACTGGCCTTGGAAACTCGACTATGGCAAGGGCGACGTACAAAAAGAAAACGGCAAGCGGAGAAAAAAAGAGAACAAACCTATCACCTGCGATAGCTGCAAATATGTCTATGAGCAGCGCCTTGACTGTCCGAAATGCGGATGGCGGCCGAAAGTAAATGGGAAGGAGGTGTTGACCTATCCGGCTTATCTGCAAGCGTTAGAAGAGTTGGTGAATCCACCGCCAGACGTGAAAAAGTTTTACCAGATGATGCTCCATGTTGTGCGGGAAAAGGGCTACAAGACCGGCTGGGCCTGGATGAAATGCAGGGATCGCTTCGGGGATAGCGTTTACTGCCCGCGGTCCTGGATGAGCCTGGATCCGATAGCTCCGTCGTTGGAAGTTGCTGCGTGGCTCGCGAAGGAGCGTAAGAAATATTTTTTTCGTAAAAACAATCCGGGACTCGCGGCGCATACTGACGGGCTGCGGGCAAATAAAGTTTTGCAGGGGGAATGATATGAATTTGACAGGAGGAAAAATATATTTTAAACTAAATGTAGCTCTGGAAAAGCTACTGTGATTAGAAAAAATCTTGCCCGCCGTCCGCGCTCATCATGGGGCTTTTCCAGAGTTCCCACCGACAAGCCGGGCGGCGGGTCCGTTTTGTCCTAGGGGAATTAATATGAGCATGGGTAAAAGATTCACGGACATAAATAAATGGAGACGGCCTTGGTTCCGCGGGCTCACCCCAAAATATAAGCTCCTATGGTTTTTTCTGCTGGATAATTGCGACATGTCCGGGATCTGGTATGTTGACTTGGAAATCGCAGGGATTATGATTGGTGAAGAATACGAATTGGAAGAGGCCCTGAAAATCCTTGCGAAACAAATAGAGCCACTGAACGGAGGATCACGATGGTTGGTAAAAGATTTTGTGCGTTATCAGTACGGCGAATTCTCAAAAAAATCCAGAGTACATATCGGAGTAAAGAAATGTGCAGCGGCACAAGGACTAGAGTCGCCTTGGTGTGAATAGGGTATCTATAGGGTATCGATACCCTATCGATACTATTAAGGCAAAGGCAAAGGCAAAGGCAAAGGCAAAGGCAAAGGCAAAGGCAAAGGCGTAGGCCAAGAACAACAACCGAACAACTAAACAACTACCCGTAATACTATGACTAATACATTGTCTTTGAGAGTCGAAAAATCTCAGACGATAACACGACGAGGAATTGGAGGCGAAATGAAAACACACCGACACAAATGCGTACATTGTGGTAAGAGTTTTGCGTGTAGGCGCAATTTTATGGACCTCTTGACCTCCCATCAGTGCGCTGTTGAGCGCAGGGGAATATGCGATGAGTGCTACAGAGACATAGTGGGCGAGGGGCCGGAAAAATCTTGCGTGGTGCTGGGAAATGGGAGCAGGGTATACGCTCCGGGCAGATCGCGACAAGACTTGACAAGCGCGGGAATCGGTAGTAGAGTATTTAAGCCAAAGGCGCTCAAGTGAAGGAAGCATCTGCGAAGTTTAAGGCCGCGGTCATTGGCGCGAAGGTGGATCGAGTTGGTCAGTGGACCGTAACGCTTGAGGTCCCTGAGTCGGACGGGGTAAAAGTAGCGGCGCTCGCGCTCCATACAGAAGAAGTTTTTGAGGTTGCGTTTTATCCGGAGTGATGACCATGGACAAAGAAAATCCCAGTGAAGTGGGAAAAGAAGTGGGAAAAGAGAAAATAGGCTATAAGCATCCTCCCAAAGAGCATCAATTCAAAATTGGTCCCGAATGGACCGGCAATGCAAAGGGACGCCCGAAGTCGAACCTGCTTAAACATCTTTCCGAACATTTGTTGTCCTCCGAACTGACGATGTTGGATAACGGAAAAAAAGTCAAAATAGCTCGGAGTCGGGCTTTTGTAGCCAAGTTGTATTGGCTTGCGGTGGTCAAAGGCGACCTTGCAGCGATGCGTGAAATTATGGACCGGCTCGAAGGGACCAAAACCATCACGACGGAAGTTACTGGGAAACGCGCCGCTGATCCGAATGAAGGCAAGCCGGAAGATCGCGACCTGAAAATCACCGTCGAGCACGTTTATGGTCGGCCCGCCGATGCCGGGAATTAAGCTAAAGGCAACACGGGTATACGACGAGACGGCTGCAAGCCGTAAGCGTATCATCATCAACGTCGGCGGGGCGCGTTCCTCGAAGTCCTACTCAGTCGCGCAACTTTTCGTCTTCCGTTTTCTGACTTGCTCCAAGCGGATACAGATTGTAGCTCGTAAGACCTTCCCGGCGCTCAAGGCTACAGCGATGGCTGATATCCTTGGGATCATGCATGATTGGGGAGTCTACAGCCAATTCGATCACAACAAGACCGACTCTAAGATTAGCAATCCGGCCAACGGCAATATCATGCGCTTCATCAGCATCGAAGACCCGACGCGCATCCGGTCCATGCAGGCGAATGATATCTGGATGGAGGAGGCAAATGAGTTCACTTACTTGGATTACTTGACGCTCAAGACCCGCGCATCTTCCCCGCTTACTGACGGCTTGCGGAATCAGATTTTCATGACGCTGAATCCGTCCGACTCTTACGGCTGGATTAATCAGCGGCTAGTCCAGCAGGTCAAGCCCGACGAAGATAAAAATGATGTTGAAGTTATTGCATCGAGCTACAAAGACAATCCATTCCTCGACGCAGACTATAAGCGGACGCTGGAAAATCTCAAGGGCGAGGATGACACCTACTACAAGATTTTTACCCTCGGCGTGTGGGCGCAGTCGGGAAGCATCATCTACACCAACTATGACATCATCCCGGCGGCGGCGTATCCGCAGGGCTTCGACGAAGTTTATATCGGCCTAGACTTCGGGTACAATAATCCGGCGTCGGCGGTCTTAGTCGGAGTGCTGGACAATGAAGCGTACATCCGCGAGCTGGTCTACCAATCGCACCTGACGAATCCGGACCTAATCGAGAGGGTGCGCCAAGAACTTCCGGCTCAATTCTCCGATGCGCTTTTTCGAGCTGACGAATCCGAGCCCGACCGCATCGAGGAATTCAAGCGGGCTGGGTATCGCATCGAGGGAGCGGCCAAGGGTCCGCATAGCATCCGCGACGGGATAGATTTCTGCAAGCGGATGAAATGGCACATTACAGACGATAGCGTCAATGTGATCAAAGAAGTGCGCGGCTACAAGTGGCGGGAAAAAGACGGGATGATTCTCGACGAGCCCGTTAAATTCTTGGATCACAGCTGTGACGGTATCCGCTACGCATTGACGGCGCTCAAGGGATACACTGAGCCGGCCAGTGCGTGGGGCGGGAGGTTGGTTAGTGATTCGAGTCCAGAATGGGCTTGACAAAAAATCCGAATAGATTTAGAATCTACCAATGCTCAAACTTGGAGGCATCATGAAAACGATTCTCGCTCTTGCTCTGCTCTGCTTCGCCGTATCTGCCCGCGCGACCTGCACCGGGTATCCTCTCTCAAGTGTTTGCATCCCTGCTGAGAGCATCATCGCCGGGACGCTTGATCCGTCGGTCCAGGGCTCCGGTTGCGGCGCTGCCAATCTCCCCGGCGGTGTAACTATCACCTACGGGCTCCGTGCTGGGTCCATGACTACGACCGGACTGCTGTCCGCGACTGGCGCAGTCGGGGCATCCGTCACTTATGGTCTTGCCGCCGGCAGCGTCACGGTCAATGGTGTTGGTATCATCAACGCCCTCGGCCAGATACCCGCACTATCTTCGGCGTACTTTGCGAGCTTGAGCGGTGCAAACCTTACCGCGATCCCCGCGGCGTCAATCGTGGCCGGTTCCCTCGGGACCGGAGACTTTGCCATCACTGGTAAGCTGTCCCTGGCCTCGGCTTTCACGCCGCAAGTTGCGACCAAGGCGACCATCAATGCTATCACCGGGGCCGTCGGTCGCGTCTATTCCTGCTCTGATTGCACGAATACTTACACGCTCTGCGTGGCGACCGGGACGGCGGCGAACCAGTATCGCGAAATCGGAACCGCGACCGCCTGCCAGTGAAGTTAATCTTCGCCGTCGCTTTCGCCATACTGCCTTCGGTAGCCCGTGCTTCTTGCACTGGCTATCCGCTTTCTTCCATCTGCCTACCGGCGGAATCTGTCCTGGATGGGACATTGAGTACAGGGGTGAATGTGTTTATCACTACCGGCTCGCTACTCTCTGGGAAGTGGCAGACCGAGCAAATCACGAATACCCTGACTTCATCCATGACCATCTCCGGGATTGGTCTTACCGGGAAATTGCAGATGCTGCAACGGACTATGGCGCAACTCGCCGCTATCACCCCGGCCATCGGAGACGCCTATCTCTGCTCGAATTGCGCCATACCCGGAAGTATCGCCGTGGCGACCGGGACGGCAGCGGGGAATTTCGGCATCGTCGCGCCAGTAGGGGTCTTACAGTAAATGCCCACCAGGACTAAAGCACCGACGCCTCCGACTGGTAAGCCCGGAGATTGGATGGAGTCGGCACCTGCGCAACATAAACCCGGTGTCCATGTCTCCGAGATGGTTATTCCAGACGTTGACAAGATTTTTGATGACATGAAATCTGCTCCGGACACCTACGCCGAGGCAATGCGGGCGATTGAATCCGGCAAGGATGAAGTTGTAGACGCGGTCCTGTTCTGCGGGCGCTTCAGTCAATCTGGGATTTTGCTCCGTGAATCCAGCGGGGCGAAGCCGTACCGACTGCTTCACGTCCGCGGGCATGAAGCCTACAACAAGGCAATGTGTCATCTGCGCGAGTGCTGGGCCCGCTTGCCGGCCAAGATGCGCGAGGCGCAAATTAAGTCAGACTGGCAACGGTACAAGCGCGAAAAGCTGACGTGTGGGATACGCAAAGCCCGCGAGAATTGGGGAGGCGCTGGATTCAGTGGCGGAGGTTCAGGTGGCCTCGCTCCGTACTTTAGCAATTCCGATCTCGGCTCAAACTCTGGCGCGGATCCGAATCAGTTTACTGAGTTTACTCCTTGGTTTTCCGGCCCGTTCTACAAAAATATACCATACGCCTATTTCCCAGGAATGGCCGCATCTCGCGAGGCGGTCAATCATCACCCGGTCGCGCATCGCATCATTGATGTTTTGTGCCAGTACTCGCTCGGGCGGGGCTTTGCTATCCGTTGCAAAAACAATGCTATCACGGATAAATGGGACAGCTTCGCGAAGTCGGTAAAACTCAAGAATAAAATCCGCAAGTTTTGGGGCCGCGAATATCTCATCGACGGAGAATTAACGATAGACAAGGCCCGCATGATATCCGTGGACGCTTCGACCATCATGGATATCGTGTGTGAGGGATTCGATGAGTACGTTGACCGCCCGCTTTATTTGCAACAAATGTTCGAGACGGCTACACAGACATACGCTGGCATCGAAGTACCGGGCGTCCCGAAGTCCAAGGATAGCAAGCCTGGCAAGTGGATAGTCCGGCAGATACCAGCCGATCAGGTTATCAGGATAAAGACGAATTGCACAAGCCAAGACAAGCGCGGGCGTCCGGTTATCTTCTCGGTATTCGGATGGCTAAAGAAGTACAAGGACGCCGCAACGGCTAAGGTGTTGAGCGAACAACTAGCCGCGTCTTTCGTTTTCGATGATGAGATTGACGGGAGCGCTGCCGATGTTGCGGCTCACGGACAAAGGTACAACTATATCCCCGTTGCGCCGTCCGTTTTCGTACATAACAAATCGGTCAAGCGGACAGCATTGCAACAGACGGGCGGCGGTAGGACCGGCGGCGGTACAGACATAGCCCAGGAGATTCTTGCTCTCATTGCTACGGCGATGGGCTTCCCCAAGGATTTTTTCAATGTTATGTCGCAGGGCTCCGGTTCGCGGGCGACAGCTATAGTCGGGAGTGAGCCGTTTACCAAGGTGATTGAGGACTTGCAGCAAGATTTTGAGGAGTTGCTTGATTCCATCATTGAGTATTTCTGCCAGCAGAACGATATCAAATACAATGAGCACGACTGGCAAATAATTTTTCCCTCAGTTTCAAAAGATTCGGCCAAGGATTTTATCAGTAACGTAGCTACCGCCGAGGAAATGGGCTACATTAACAAGCGCCGGGCCGCTACGATGGTAGCAGCAGAGTTGGAATGCGATAATTTCGACTTTGACGAGGAGCAGGAAAAAGGCGCGACTGACACGGCGGCGCATCCTCCGATAAATCCCGGCGTACCGCCGCCGGCTGGCCGCTTCGGGGCGCAGATGCCACAGCTACCCGGCGCGGCAACAGATGCAGAACTGGGCGCAGAAGATAATCCGATCCACGGCTCAGGCAAGCAAGCCATTAAAAAGGCGCACAAGAAACTCTAAGGGGGAATCATGGACAAGGGAAAGCCCACGTCAGAGACGGAGAATCAAGACATACCTGCCAAGCCGGAATACTCATTTCCTCCCGCGAATCAGCATCCGCTTGTAGTCCCTAATCGTTTGACCGGCGACCTTTGGCTGGGGATCAATCCTCTCCGTATGGGTCGGCGCTCGGCTATCGCCTGGGCTACGTTCCAATTCGAAAGCGCCTACGACAATATAGAGGCGCAGATTGAGGCGCAACGCCAAGCCCTGGCGAAGCAGGGGAACGGCAAGAAGTCCATCCGCGACATACTGACCGGGCCTTTTCGGTCTTAGGCTTCTCCGTGGGCTACCCGACGCAGGGCGGCACACTTGCCCGCCTCGAGGCCGAGACGCGCAAGGCTGGCCGTGCCCATGAGGATGCTTGCCTGGATCTCCTAGCCGCATCCTGGGGCCGCACAAAGGACGGCTTGCGCGGACTAGTGATGAATGAGTACCGCCGCAAGTGGGGCGGTCGGACGTGGACCTTGCCCGGCTCCGGTCAAGTCCTGGCGATGATATACCATTTATCCGGCGGCACACTGACGCAGTTTTACCACGAAGCCCGCGCCATCATCGAAAAATCCGTAAGGGAATCTTACCGGCTCGAAGCGTTGCGCCAAGTATGGATGTTGGATATGCTTACGCCGCCGAGCTACAAGCCGAAGATCCCCGCACGGGCCTTGCGCGAAGCTGGCGCACAGAATTATGCCGTATCCTGGGAGCAAGCTCTAGGCGAATGGATACGCGCCTATCAGTCTAACTTTATGACGAATCTCCGTCTAGAAGCGTTGCATGAGGGCGGCATGGACGATGCCGCGGGAGAAGTGGACGCGGCCAAGATAGACGGCTTTGATCCTGGCTACAAGTTTTCCTCGGCACTTACGAATCAAATTCTGCAAGCGCAGAGCGAGGCTCGCGGTGATGTCGCGGACTCAAACGATGATATCGTAGCCGAGGAGATTTTTCAGACGATGGAAGATGAGCGAGTTTGCGAAGATTGCGACTCGATGGACGGGCAACCTGTAGAGGACGCTGAACCTATCCCGGTTCATTTTAACTGCCGATGTTTTCAAAGGATTGTCCCTTCCGACTTTGCGGAACTTCTCCGCAACGGGACCGACGAAGAAAAGCAGGCTGCGCTTGACGCCGACGCCCGTGGGCTGGTGCCTGACAGCATGGCAATATACGATCCTGAGACGCATCAACTCAAGGCGCATATTCATGTATTTTTTGACGCCTGGGCGCAACAACAGGATATCAGTATCAGTGGGGGGGAATGATGCCAGATCAAGACACTGTATCCGCGCTGGGCCAAGAATCAACGCGCCTACTCGATAAGGTCAGAACTAATCGCGACCTTGCCAACGCATTTAAGGCCATGCTCTGGATTATCGCCAACACGGCGACGGAGCGCGGGGCGAGGATGGACGGAATCAAAATAGACCCGGTGAACATGACGGAGAACCGCATCCGGGCGCACGTCAACTTTTATTCTGTCTCGCTTCCGCAGCGGCATATCACAGTGGCCGCGCAAAGTCTCGCGGACCATATCGCGCGGGAGGAGTACGAGCTATCCGTCTTCATTGCGGCGAACCCTGATATACCAGAGATGCTGGCAGGTATCGTCGAGAAGATGGACGCCTACGCCAGAGACAAGGGGCGGGAGTTTTCCGGCTTACAATTCCATAATGGCTTCATGGACAAAGAGGATAATTTCGTCCTGGAGATTTTGAAGGTATGAGAATACCAGGGTTGACTCCCGAAGAAAATCTAGTCATTGAAGTGATGCGCCAGCACGTCGAGCATGGACATGGTGAAATCAAGATTCAGATCCAGCCCGGCAGGCTGAGAATCCAAGAGGGGCGCGGGCATCTTTTCGACAAATCCTTAAAGAACACTTGACAAAAAATCAAGTATTGCCTATAATCAAATCAATGAGGACTAAAGTAAGCTGATTTAGCCGAACGGAAATCCGTAGGCACTTCGAGCGCGAGAGCGCCGGAGTGCCTTTTTTATTGTATGGGAAAGTCAAAGAACGACGGGAAATGCAAGGACCATCGCGGCACGCGCAAGCTCCGCGAGATTGCCTTGCATGGCGATCGCGAGGCCGGCGAGAAAAGAAATGAACGGAAGCGGTAACGTCCAGGCCATGCTCCGATCGGCTATGTCCAAGGCCGAGGCGTTGCTAAAGGGCCGCAAGAAGTCTAAGCCCGCTCCCGCCCGCGAGTCCGCTACTACCACCGCCTCCCGCCCTGGTGCCGTCCGCATCCGCGAAACGCAGAAATTCCGCGTACTCGAATCCATGCCGGACGGCCCAAAAGGCGAAAAGATTTTCAAGGTTATTCTCATCAGCGAGGGGCCGGGCAATCGGCGTAACAAGAATTTCTACGGCCCGGAAGCCGTGTCCAGCGCTGTTAAATCCTTTGAGGGGAAATGGTGCTACCTCAATCATCAAGACGAAAGCGAGTCCGAAACTTTGCCGGAGCGCCGAGTGCAAGACAAGGCCGGGTACTACAAGAACCTCGCCATTATCCAGGTCAAGGAAGGCTCCGCTTGCGCTGGTGAGCTCCATTGCGATCTGACCGAATCCGGTGTCATGCTCGCGGGCAAGGTCCAAAGCGCCCTGAAATACAAAGAGAGTTTCCCCGACAATGAACTTGAGTATGTCGGTTTTTCCGTCAACGCCGACGGTAGCGCCGAGCCGCGCGACATGACGGCACAGGGCGGCAGCTCGGAAGATAACTACGTCACGGAAATCACGGAAGGCGATTCGTGCGATTTGGTTACGACCCCGGCCCGAGGTGGCAGGGGCCTTGCCGTAATCAAGGAAAGCAAAGCCGGGGCCGGAAACCCCACATCACAGGAGGCAAGCATGAAAAAGAAGCTACAAGCCATCTTCGCCAAGCTCGCGGAATCCGTCAAGAGTTTGGGCGATGAGGACAAGAAGAAGGCGCTGACGGCGTTGGTTAAGGAAGCCGAGGCCGAGTGCAAGCAGTCCGAGGATGAGTCCGAGTCCTGGGCCGCGCAGAAGGAAGGCGAGTCCGACGAAGACCATATGGCGAGACTGCATGGTATGGCGAAGGCCGTAGCCAAGCATATCGGCAAGACCGCAGGCCAGGGAGATCCCGCCGCCGAGGGCGACCCGACGACTGACCCCGCCGACGATACGGATGATGTCGACGCGCAGGAAGCGAAGTTAAAGGGCGGGCATTACAAATTCAAGGGCAAAGGTGCCGCCGATGACGACCAACGGAAGGCGATGTTTGCCCGAATGAATAGCGATGAGTCAGCCCGGTACGACGGCCTTTGTGCTTTCATTGAAGCGAGTGGGATTCCCGCCGACACTTACGGCGATGCGGAGTTCACACACTTAATGAAAATGCCGTATAAGGAGGCCCGCGCAGTTGTGGCGAAGGATGCCAAGCTCGCCGAGGCCATCCGCAAGCAAACCATCAAGGACTTGGATCTGCCCGCCGCGTCGTTCCATCGCGGAATCAGCGAATCCGCGTCCGATAACGGCGCGGGCTTCTTCGCCGCAGCCAAGAAGGAGGACTAACCAATGTCCAAGAACCGCAACAACATCGTACAGGACGTGAATTTTGGTGGCAAGCAGCTTGCCTATGCCTTGAGCACTGGTGGCAGCTTCGACTTCAATCAGGGCGACCTGCTCTGGTTCGATGCCTCGGCCCATTATGTCAAGCCTCTGGATACGGACGCTCACGCGGCCTATTTTGCAGGCGTGGCAATGCGCCCGGCGTTCATCGCTCCGTACACCGCGACCCAACTGGCGGGCGGCGTGGCCGTCCAGAAGAACTATGAGCCTTGCGCCCTGGTGGGCTTCGGTCTCATTGCCAGCTTCCTGGGCACGGCTGGCGACACCTACAACGACGGCGACCCGGTGTATTTGGCTGCTGGTGCAGACCCGCAGACCATCACCAATACCGCCGCGTCGGCGCAGGGTGGGGCCGGTGCTCATCCCGTCGGTGTCATCAAGTTCACGGACTCGCAGCTTGCGGCTGGTGCTATGGCGTATGTGGCCGGCCAGTATTACCCGGTGCTGGTTATCGCACAGCTTCCGGTCCCGTCTCTCTAAAGAGACAAAGGAGGAATAACAGACAATGGAAATCAGAGAGACGGCGGCAGGTAAGCGCGGTGCGGCGCTGCGCGAGGCGAATCGGTCCTTTGAGGATCGGGCACGCAATCATGTTGTAGAGTCCATGCGGGGGGAGATTAAGGAGTCCCTCGGCGTGGATATCATGAGCGATGAGGCCAAGGCGTCCGGCCTTTTCGATATCATGAGCCCTTCCTTTAGCCTCAAGGGGCTGTTGGAAGCGGCCCGGCGCGGGCGCTCGAAGGTCCGCGAGGCTAATGTGGCGGGAACGGTGCAGCAGTTCCTTCGCGCTGGTATCCAACTCGCCATTAATAATATGTACCAGAAGACTGATACGACTTTCGACCCCATGTATCAGACCTTGCCCAGCAACAAGGCCGTGGAGTTGTACGCCGCGGCCTTCCGGTCTACCTTCCCCGACCTCAAGGGCTTTGGTGAGGAAGCGAATCAGGCCGAGATTGCGGGCATGGATATCCAGGTGCCGAACCAGCAGAAGGCGGTCAAGATGTTGACCGTCACTGAGGAAATGTTCCTCTTTGACCAGACCTCGCAGGTCCAGCAACAGGCGCAGCAGATCGCGGAGAATTTCCCTATCTTCGCGGATAGCCACGCCGCTGGGCGCTTCATGTCCAACGCGGTCAATGGTGCGTATGCGGTCCTAGACGCCAACAACAACGCGGTTCCTGTCTCAAAGACCGGAACGCAGGCTGGCGAGACGACCTGGCCCTGGAACGTGGCCTTCACGAATGGCGGCGGTAAGAATCGCCTGACTTCTTACACGGCGGCATCCTACGAAACCATCATCCAACTTCGCGCGATGGCTCGGCAGATGCTCGACCAGAAGGGGCATAAGATGCTTGTTAATCCCGATACCGTCTTTTGCGGCGTCGGATTGACGGACGGCTTCGAGTTGATGCTCAAGTCCTCCATGTGGCCTTCATCCGCTACCATCAGTTCCGTCGCAGGTGGCGGGGCCGTGAAAACTGACATGGCTATCGGTATTTCTCATGCCGATAATCTGCTCAAGGGCAAGTTCAACCTCGTAGATTCCATCTGGCTACCGAATACGGCCTACGGAATCGCGCAGGCGGGAAAGGGCTTCATCAAGCAGATGGTCCGGCCCGTCCGCGTCCAGGTGGAGAACCCGATGAGCGGCCCGTCGTTCACGGGTGGCTTGGTCCGCAACAAGATCGACGAAATCTGGACCTTCGAGTGGCTTGAGCCGCGCTTCGCGCTTCTCGGTAGCGAAGGCTCCGTCTAAGTCTCAGCGGTAAGCGGGGGGAGCCTCGGCAACGGGGCCCCCCTTGCAGCAAGGAGGAATCATGCAGGGACTTCCGCTGGTTACAAGGACGCACGAATTCACTACGACTGGATACGCCGACGCAATGGATCTTGGGCTTGCGTTGCCATTTCAGCATATCCCGAATAAATGGAGTTTGCAAGTTACCGGATTGACCGCCGGCAACGTCGTAGCCGCTCCGACAAGTTGGGAAGTTCGATTGCAGCGTAGTCTCGACGGGCTGGCCTATGACGATGATTCCGGCGCGATGCTGGAACACGCCAGCGCGTCCAACGCTAACGGCTCTGTGGTTAGCACGGACGGCAATCTCCGCCCCTGCCGTCAGGTCCGCATCCATGTAGTCTCTCTCAATCTCGGCGCAACGGCGACGAAGATTCGCGTATCTGTGGTGGGAGACAAATAGTGTCGAAGCACAAACCAGCCGCACAGACCCGAGTATCGCCTGGGTATGATGCCCCGGCGCTACGCAATGCGGTAGCGGCTCCTGCCGTAACTCAAGAGGCCGAAGAAAAAGAACAATTCGCGCAAAGTACGCAAGACTTTGAGGCGGCACTTGACCGTGCTCGCGCTGCCGACAAATTCGGGGAAGTGATGGCGTTTGCGTCCTACGTTACGGATCAAAGCCCGACGCAAGTGTGGGGCCGTCGCGTTCTTAACGGCGAGTCGGTCCCGCCTTACGTTTTTTCACGCTGGTATTTCCGGGGCAATGATAACGCCGTCATTGACCTTTTTCTGACGCAGGAGAAATATGATGCGGCAGACGTTGAAGGGCGGCGGGCGATGTCGCACAAATACGGTACGCGATACGCTGCCCTTGGGCCGATGCACAGCCGACAGCCTCATGCTGATAAAAAACTCCGGGCGCAATTTCCGAGTTTAGTAGAACAACTAGCTCAGAAGGTGGGCTAGATGGCCGCAACGAATTACGCCGTACTTGTTCCGAGGGTACAAATCCTCGCCAATGATACGCCGACAAGCAATCCTCATTTTGGGGAGACCCCGGCGGGCTTGCGCGACGGGACGAATAAAACCTTTCGCCTTGCCTTCCAGAATCCAGTAGCGGCCAGCATTTTCTTTACCTACGGCGCTTCCATCATTCGCCAGCCTGCGGGATCCGCTACGTTCCAGGTCCTTGACTTGCCGAGCGGATATCTGACTGTTACGCCTGCCGCCGTAGCGCCCGACAATGGTGCAACTCAGCCGATGGCCTTTGACTATTTTAGTCAACTCTTTTCTCAGTCCGACTATCAGACCATGCTCGACGAAGGGACGGAATGGCTTGGCGGTGTGGCTGGTGTCGATGTTGCCGAAGGTCTCTATCCTGCGCAGGTCCGCTATGCGCTCTCCGTTTTCTACAATCGCAGGGCGTCGGACAAAGCCAAGGAATACGCCAGCAGCGGCGGCGGGATCGGCGCACAGCCGCAGACCCCGGCGCAAGCCTTTACAAATCTGGCGAAGTCCGCTCTCGCGCAGGCCGTCACGCTCCGAGATGACTACTACAAGCGCCAAGGGCAGCGCAACGCGCCCGCCTCTGGAACGATTCACTACGGCATAAGCTCAAATCAGAGCCCATACTAAAATGGGGAACTTTAAGCTCCAATTAAAATACGACCTGAATCTTGCCAAATGCGGCGAGATTGCGGAGCGCATGAAAGATTTTCGTATCCCCTTTGGCGAGATAATCTCAAATTGGGCGAAGGGCAACGTAGCGAAGTTCAACGCCGGGCGCGGGGCCGAGACAACTGGAGCAATCGGTAAGGCTTTGACTCCAGCCGCCTGGAAGCCCGTTACACCTGAGTATTATCGGCAGAAGCACGGACCAGTCAAGCGCGGGGATCGCCAGACCTTTGCAGATTGGCTCATGGTACGAACCGGAGAATTGCGAGATGTCTTGACGGAGCGCGGCGGCTTTGGGGAATTGATTACTACAAATCGGGTCGTTTTCGGTACACCGATGTATTCCGTGGATGCGGACAAGGCACTTTATAATTCCGAACGTCGCCCTACGGTATTCCTCAACGAATCCGATCGACTGGGGATCCGCGCCGAACTGCAAAACTACATCACCTTCGGCGGCAACTACAAGAATTTCCTGAAATCCAGAGCCGCATTGTGGGTACAGCGTAAACAAGAAAATGCGGAAGGGGACGTGAATATAGCGGAGGCCGCGGCCTAATGGGTAACACGGCCATCTTGACGAAGCTGATAAGCCCAGGCCAATCGTCCGGCGTCATTAACGATGTTGACACGCTCACCGCCGCGCTTATGTCTCTCTTTCAGACCTACATCCCAGGACTGCCCGCAATCAGGGGCCTGCATAATATCGGCGTTGGAGATCAGGACCGCGCTCCCGTCCCTTGTATCATGGTTCAGCCGGAGAATGTTTCACCGACGATGGAAACAAGCGCCCGCTTTACGAAATGGTATCAGTTCCATCTTGTGTGGGTAGTCGGCGCGGATTCGATAGAACAAGCGACAGCCCTTGCTACCGACGGCGGGGTGCTTGTGCAGAAGCTATTTTCCAACAATGCGCTAAACGACCGCAACACGGCAACGCCGAGCAATCAGTTTATGGTCTACCCGTCAAACTGGCTCGATAGCAAAATGGGCGCGATAGAATACGAGCCGGCCTTCTTGTCGGGTAGGACGCCTGGGCCTAAATACTTTGCGTATGGCGAGATGCATTTGAGACTGCAAACAGTCCCGCAACTCATGTAATAGGAGAAAAATTATGCCTTACATTGGCCGACTTGGAGACGCAGGACTCGCGAAAGAAGGGACGCCCGGAACGGCGCAGACACCTATTCGCTTCCGGCGATTCATCCCTCCGTTTAATTTCTCTACCGATATTGCCAAACTCATCGGCAAGGGCGTAAGCGGCAACGCCAGCGAAGTCCAGCGCACCGCGCAGGGCAAGGCGCAGCTCAAGGGAGGGAAAATCAAGAGCGAGTTGGACCTGCTCGAAGTTGGTGACGATCTCATGGCGGCTTACGGAGTGGACACCGTGACGGAAATGGCTTCATTTACCGTCGTCACTGGCACGAACGATACGATAGACTGGGCCACTTTTTCTTTTACCCTAGCTGCCGGAACTTACAAGGCCGGGCAGACGCAAGCCGACACCGGGAGTCTTTGCCAGCTTCTTTATACCGGGATGCACTCGGCTGATAGCACTGTTACCGGAGTGACTTTCACGCGCTCTGCGACCGGGGGCACGTTCGCTATCAGTTTTTCCGGTGGTACGCCTTCGATTCTTTGGCATACCGGGACGCATACGGCCAAGAGCATCGGGCCGCTGTTGGGCTTCCCCGTCGCCGCGGATTCGACTGGTGCGAATACCTACACCGGGGCGAATGTGGCGGCGGTTTATTCCCATGCCTTCACGCGCATTCAGTCGGCATCTCTCCCGACTTATACGTGGTGGCAAAAGACCGGCCTGGACTACCCGCAGCACGTCGGCTGTATGCTCTCAAAGCTGGAATTCGCGGCCAAGGCCGGAGAATTTATCGAAGTAGACGCGGACTGGCTGGGGCTCAAGTACGACGCGACCGGAGTAACGCAGACGCCAGTATATTCCGGCCTCAATCCGCTCAAGTTCAACCTCTGTATTCCAACCGTGGGAAATTCCGTTAGCACGGATTATGATGACATGAAAGTTACCATCGACAATTCCGTCAAGGTTGAGCACGCCGTCGGAGCGACCATCTACGGAGCGAAAATCTACTCGGAGGGGATCAAGGTGGACGTGGCGATGTCCCTCATGGTGGAGGACTTGACGGAATGGTCCAAGTTCATCGCGGGGAGCAATTCGTCCTTCTCTCTCGCTATGACTTCGACGGACCTTATCAAGGCGGGCTTCCCGTTGAGCTTGACCTTGAGTATTCCGGTCCTGAATTACAAGGCCGCGCCGCGCACCTTGCCTAATGGTCTAATCAAGATCGCTTTCAGTGGGGCGGCCGTTAATCTCGCCGGGACTTACGAGATGCTGCCCACGTTGGTCAACGGCTACGGCCTGCCTTACTAGGGGGAGAACATGGAAGCCGCGAAGCAAGGCCAGCCGCTAGAGTTTGTTTACAACGACTTAACGGTATTGGTGAAGCCACACGCAACCTCTCAGGACCGAATGGATATCGTCTTCACGCCTGGCGGCAAGGCGGGGATATCTGAGCGGTTCAAACTCGCGGCCCGGCTTATGGTGGTAGGCTGGCGCGGCTTGACGCGGGACGGGGAAAAGGTGCCGTACTCCGTCGAGGAATTGGAGAATGTAGCGGATCTGCCCGAGCGGAGCTTCGCTATCGAGTTAGGAAATTTCATCTGGCAAAATACCGACATCTCCGGGCGCAAGGATGAAGAATTAAAAAACGCCTCGCGGCAGCCGTCGAGTGGCAAGCAAGAGCCGGCTCTTTCGACTGCCGCAGGCAAGACTGCCCAGGTGTGAAGCCTTGCCCGCGTTGCGGGATGCCGGACGTAGGAACGGACGTACTGGCAATTATGAACCTGCACGCGAGATGTCGAGTAAACAAGAGCCTGCCTTATTCCGGCGGTATCCTTGAACAACCTGCGTATATCATGGACCTTTTCGACGTGATAGACAGCGTTCGTAATGCGCAACGCAACGCGGCGGCAGAACGGGAGAACGGCGCGGCGACCCAGGCGCAACTTTCGGCAGAATTGAATCATGGCAAACGATAGCCTAGACATTGACATTGACGCGAATGTTGGCGGTGCTGTTACCGCGATGGACAGCATGGCCGAGTCCGTGGCCGGTCTCAATGTTAAAGTCGCAAACCTGGGGGAAAGTTTCCAGCGTCCGCTTGAGAGTATCGGTATCCATACTTTCGGCGTAGAAATGGCTCGCTCTATCGGGATAACGGGCAGTATGCGGCCTGTCATGTTGGCGATGAAGATAGCCGTTGAATCGGCGGGGGATGCCTTCGGCGTAACAGGGACGGCCATCGGCGGTTATCTTCTTATCGCTGCTGCCGTGGCGGCAATCGTCTACAAGATCGTAGAGGCGCACAAGTCAGAAGCCGAGAAGCTAGAGAAGCTCAATGTAGCGAATACCGATGCTATCCAGAAAAATAATGATTTGGTCAAGTCGCTCCAGGAATACGAGACCGCGACCGGAAGCCTGACCCCGGCGATGGAGAAGCAACTAGCCGCCACCGTTGCATTGACGAAAGCGAAACTGGCCGATGAAGTCCAGACCATAGGCGGGCAGGTTGCGGCGACCAAAGAATTAATTGCCACGAATGAAAAACAACTCGCTCAAATGCAGGCGGTAATAACGAAGACTGCCGCTTTTGGGGCCAGAATGGACGCCGCCGCAGGTTCTGCGGATACTTACGGCGCGCATATTTCAGCATTGAATAAAAAGCTCGAAGCCTTGAAGATGACGAATCTTGAGAACGTGAAAACATTAAGCGACCAAGAGGCACATCTGGAAGCTGTACGAAAAGGTTTTGCTACAGAGACCGCGGAAGTAAAGGCCGGCACCGATGCGGCCAACGCGAATAAGGAAGCGCAGAAAGCCCTGGACGATGCCGCGCAAAAGCTATCAGATAAAGTCGCGCATCAGACCGAAGCGTCAATCAAGGCCAACGAGGCTTTCACGCTTTGGGGGGAAAACGCCTCGGCCAAGACCGCAGAAGTAAATGCGAAGACTGCCGAGCTTTTGGGGAGCATGGACGGAATCCCGAACGAATACGCGAAGATGCAGAACGCATCAAGTAAATTCTACAGCGAGGAATTGAAACACCTTGACGACGAAGAACGGAAAGGAATGTTTATTGGTAGCGAAAGAACCCAGGTAGAAAAACAGCAGGCCGCGGCGCGCGTGGCGATTGCGGATCAGGAAGCGGCGGCGAAGATTGCTTCGGTTTATAAATGGTTCGGCGCGTCCGTGGGATACACGAAAAATCTCAGTCAATTCGGAAGTTCACAATTTAATGCGATGGCGTCCAGCTTTGGCGGTGCCGTTGGGAAAATGGTAGCGGGCGGTCAGAATTTCTATCAAGCCACACGCGGGCTATTGCAGACTATGGCGACGGATGCCATTGCTGGATTTTCCGAAATGAGCGTAAAATGGGCGGCCGCTAAAGCATTTGAAGTCGTAACTGGAAAAACAGCCGCTACTACGCTAACCGCCGCACAGACCGCCGCGACCGCCGCGCAGGTAAATATAGTGGGGGCCGGGGCTACGGCAATGCTCCCCCCCTTGCAGGCCGTGGCAGACGCCGAGGCGCTGGCTCTTGGCCCTATTGCGGGGCCGCTAGCAGAAGCGGACATTAACGAGCTATTCTTCCCGCTTTACGCAATGGCTGTGCCGAAGGGCTTTGCTTTGGGCGGCGACTTCATTACAGACCGTCCCATGAGTATGATGGTCGGGGAAGGGGGCCAGCCGGAGCGCGTCACGGTTTCCCCGATATCGTCCGGCGGTGGTAGTAGTGGCGGTGCTACCGGCCCAAGCGGCGGGATGTCCTTCACCTTCGGGGATATCAACATTCAAGGCATCACGGACCCGCGCAAGCTCGCGGACCAGATTGCGCTACTCATCACCCAGGCGATACGCGGACGCGGGCAGTTGAACATGACCGGGGCGAGCATCTACTAAAATGTGGATTTCACAATTCAAACTTGGCCGGCCAGGCTACGAGTTGGCCTTCGACATAAATCCGAATAGCGTCAACATTACAGCCGCGCAAGTCGCGGCCACAAAGCGTACAATCTCCGGACATTTGAAGAAATGGGTATTCCGTACCAGCTTCCCGACGATAACTTTGCAGTCCGATTGGTTCACGGTCCAGAGTTATAACGCCATGCAATCGCTCTTGACCGTAACGGATACGATGCTTAGTTTCCAGCTTCGCGACGGCGACCTGCAAACGAATTTAGAAATTTGTTATCAGACCTTGCCGACAATAGTCCCTATCCGTGAAAATAGCGCCGCGCTGCTTTCCGCCGCGCTTGTGGCGGCGGGCCAGCCATCCTGCATCACAATAAATGGCGTCTATGGCAACCCGGCAGGCACCGGCACGAATTACTACACTGGCGGGAGCTATGATGATGCCAGTATGATTATTACGACCGGGACGCCGTTGCTCGGCAATACGTTAAATTGCTTCGTGACCTACTCTTATTCCGGGTACTTGGTTTCAATGGAAGAAATAGGAGCGCAATTCCTGGGCGGTCAAGTGGACCTTGGGAAAGTTTCGGGATGGACGCTTACCGGGGTCTAGCATGATAGTGGTGACGGACGAATTCACCGCAGCGCAAAACGCAGACAGCGCCCAGCCCGTCTATCAGGTCAACCTTGTTTTCCAGGACTTATGCGCGTCCGTCCAGGGCTCGACCATCACCAGCAGCGGGGATGATGCAAGCGGTAATTATCCCGCAGTTGGGGCCATCAATTCTGACCATACGGAAATAAACATAGGCGCGGCGTCCGGTGCAGATAATGGCGTCGGCAAGTCCTCTTGGAAGTCCGCTACTTCGCCTTCCGTCGGTTCGCCCGTTTGGCTAATCGTCAATTTTAATCGCTCCGTGACCTTGGACCGCATCAAGGTATATAACCGCGCGGCCAATCCGCTTACATCCTACGCGGTGCAATACTACGACGGGACGGCCTGGGTGACGATTGCCGGGACGCCAGATCAAATACAAGGGACAGCCGGAGGATATGGCACCGGCGGGTATGGTCAAGGTCCGTATGGATCATCCGATAACGGCGGCTGGCCCGGACTAGGGCATACCGGCGGGCTTGACGTTTACGACCTGGGCGCGCCGTTGACGCTACTTTATACCGGCGGGAACTCCGCGGCCTTGCGGCTTATCGTCTATGGCTCGACCTCCGGGCCGGCCGAAGTGGTGGAGTTTGAATCCTATCAGGTGGTAGACATTACGGCCCGCTGTACGCGGCTTCAAGGTCCAGACCGCAAAAAGGATTTCAAACTTCAGCAGCCGATTTGCACACAGGAAGTGATTATCGTCGATAATAGCGACGGATACTTTTCTTTTGCCGCGCCTTACACGCCTTCGGTATCAGTCCCGCTTTCTGTCACTTATCAGCTTGGACTTCTCGGCATAAACCTAGAAGTCAACGAGGGATTTTATACCACGCTCGGCCCGGAGATGATACGGACCTTCACCGGCTCTATTGATTCGATAAGCCCGACAGCAGAAACGGCAGAATGTGAAATTGCGGCTCGCGATTCCATGAAGCACATCATAAACAACCAGGATTCAACCGGGCTGCTGCAAAACCAAGATATTGCGGATTGTGTGCGCTACGTTTTGAACCGTTGCGGGATATCGGATTATGAAATGACTCTGCCGGTAACGGATATCCTCATACCCTATTTTTATGCGTCTGTACAAACGCAGCTCTCTACGATCCAGCTTCTTATCCAAGCGGCGGGCGATGCAATTTTCTATTTTGACGAATGGGGAAACGCCGTCATGCAGTATTATTTGGCGGCAACGCCGCAACAGCAGGCGTACGCCGACGCGTCGGCATGGAACAGCGGGACGCTGACGAACATTGACATGCTCTCATCCCCTAACAATGTCAAGCGGGAATGGTTCTACTTATCTAGTTTCACTAATTGGCCCATGACTAATCCGGTATGGATAGCAGTACAACCATCAGGGCCGAGTGTAACGAGTGGAATCCTCACCATAGCAAACCAGCCGAATCCACACGGCGGCTTGTATGCTTACTATAACGCCGCAGTTTACACATCATATCCGACAGCTTTATCAACATGGGATTTTAAGATTTCCATCACCACAGGCCAGCCCGGATATTGTTACGGATTAGTTTATTTCTACGGCGGGACTACGGCGATCGCATGGGAAGACAGCGGCGGGAATTATTTAGTCTCGACCGTCGGATATGCGTTTAAGTTCCTTGGCAATGGGAATTGGTCAATTATCCGTTCAGATTATTCCGCTGGAGCTTTCACGCAAACTGTTTTAGTCTCCGGGGCTTACACCCCTGGATTCGCGTCGCTGAAAAGAGTACGAGTGACACGAAATAATAGCGGGGATTTCTCAGTCTATATCGAGGGGACATTACAAGGTTCAACATCTAGCCCGGATGCCACTTACACGAGTTTCGGGGGCTTATTTTTATTCACTACATTTAGTGATTATTACGACTCCTTGCGTATTTCCGAGATATTTGCAACGGCGGCAGTCGATGGTGCTAGCGCGGTAACAAATGCGGCGGCAATGTGGCTCAGTCCTGTAATAGATCGCGGAGCAGACCTTTCGGCATCCGGGATTTTCAACGCAGCAACAACGCAGCCAAGCGGGACGGCCATCAATTTCTTTTCTCGCGTAAGCCCGGATAAAATCACCTGGGGCTCTTGGATAGCATTAACGCCGGGGCAGCAGGACGGAACGGCCTTGCAACGCTACGAGCAGATTTCCTTCGCCTTGCATTGTCCGGCAGAGGGTGGCCAGCAGAATATCTATACCACCCCCATCCTCTATAGTATGTCCCTCTCTTGGCATACCGGAAGCGGCCAGCAGAAATGGAGCCCAACAGTTAATTTTTATCTGACTGATACGAATGGGATATGCACCCTACAGCAACAAATTTCTGACAACCTAGGCGGGGATTCTTCCATCATCAATGACGTGGCCGTGACTTCATCCCCTCTTATAAAAGAGGGCGCATCAACTGATACACAATGGCAAGCCGTCTCTGGGTCTATGACGTATAACTCCAATACGCAAAAATGGGGCCTCTTGACTACTGGAGTCCCGCAGGTAGTTTCAGCGTCTTACCCGCTCACTGTCCCTATCGGTACAATCCCGATCCAATGCATCATCAGTTCCGGCATGGTCCCGACGGATATGCTCATAGTCTCAAATGACCAATCCGGCCATACGATAACGCTTGGCAGTTCCACCGGGACGGCAAGAGGGACGGTATATTTTTCCTTCCTCAACCCGACGGAGCCGATTATAACACTACACATCACCACGGCGGGGAACATTACGGACCTCAGAATATGCGGACCGATTTTGCAGGGCATCCAAACGCCTTATCAATCCCTGGCATCCGACGCTAAAAGCATCGCCATACACAATCGGCGGCATCAGGACATCCAGAACGATTACTTCCGCGACGGGAGCATAACGGACATTGTGGCCGCCCGCATCATCGCGAACCAAGCATACCCAACCGAGTACATCCCGAAATTCGAGATATTCCCGCCTCGCGTTAATATGCAGCCGGGGGATCGTATCAACGTGGTCAACGGTCAGACCGGAGTATCAGCGGATTATTACGTCGTTGGATTCTCTCGCTCCGTCGAGATATCCGACAAAAACGCCAGCGCGGGGATGAGCTTGGTTTTGATGGAAATACCGATTGCATGATATAATGGAGCGCGAGATATGAGGAAGATTCTTTTTGCCCTTGCAGCCCTGGCCTTCATGGCTTCCCCGGTGAGGGCATTGGTAGACACTTACACACCTAACTACCATTGGATTCTCCCTTATCACCTCTCACCAAATTGGGGCGCGAAACTTAACACCGACCTGATTGCAATTGATACGACCGTTGCACTAACAATAAAACAAGGCATAGCGTCCCTGACAATCGGATCCGGCACCTTCACTTCTTCTGGCGCAAACCAATATTCAATTTTGGCATCCTCTGGCGTCAAGATTTTGGGCGGAGGGTATGCCTTCCCAGACGGTACGGTATTGTATTCCACGTCCGGGATATCATCCTCTTCGGTGGCACCAGTCGGGATGCTCCCCTCTACGCAAACTTGGAGCGGGAGCAATACCTACACGCAAGGCGTCACATTTTCTTCTGGCGTAGTATTGACCTCGGCGACGGCACATTCGATCACGGCAGATACGGAGTCAATCACTAATGCGAGTATCCAACATCTTATCATCCCATCCGGAGGCACATTCGCTTATACGGACTATTCGAACCGTAATCTTGCGTGTAATAGCGCAATCGCCATAGCCGCCTGCTCGACTGGCGAACGGGTAAATTATGGCGGGTGCGCCTGCGCCGAAGGATTCGTCATAATTTCAGTGCCGACTGGCAATACCGGGAATTCGTGCTCGGCTCCGCTTACCGTGCCAGCTACAAAATCAGCTACAGCTTGGGCTTGCCTATGTTCTGCACCGCCTGCATATGCGTATGTTTTTTGTGTACAATGACTAAGGAGAAAATATGAAATTGATTATTGCCATTCTGTCCCTGTGCGGGTATATCTACGCTCAAGATTTGCCGACAGTAGGAATCCTTCGCGTAAGGAACCCGATACAGTTTGACGCGGTAGTGCAACAAAATGGGGGGGGGTCAATATCCTCCATGACCTTTACCCCCTCCGGCGCGAACGGAACCGAACCCTACTCAATCCAAGCCGTCTATGGAGGCGGGCAGGATATTGCGTTGCTGTCTTACGCTTCGCCGTGGCAGGCACAGGTCCAGCCTAACGGGTTTGGGGGTTTGAATCCTCCTATGCTGCTGATGTCGCCCCAAAATCTGGCCTTTGATGAGCTGTTGTCAACGACGAGTGATATAGGCATGGGAGCTTTGTTTTTCAGTCCTGTTGACCCGGAATTGGGTGCCGGCACTCAGTATGTCCAGGGCATTTCGTATGTTCATTCCGCCGCCGGGAATAGTTGGATGAATGGAGGCAGCCTCGGGTTTTACGATGTATGGGCGACGACGACGACCGAGTTTGCCAACATCCAACTGATAGCCGCCACGGTAGATGGCTCGACCTATACGGCGTTCAGTGTAGTAACTGACCCGTTTTATGGAGCGACGGCAGGCCTCGGCACGAGCGTTGGCGGTGTCTGGACTCCATTCTCGGTCGATGCGTTGATTGCCAGTGGTGATATCCAGCTCGGTGGCAATATCAATATGCAACCCGGCCAGGGAATATGGGGCGGGCCGACGATTGACTCAGTAACAGTACAAAACCTCGCCACCATCGGTTATATAGCACAAGGCCCCTCACCCGTAATAGTATATATGTGTACTGACCCAGGCGAGGTGGATGACGGCCAGCTTTTTCTTGGAAATGGAAACACATTGGCCTGCACCGCGGGGTCCTGGACCGCTGTCGGTATACAACTTACTGCCTATCCGTCGCACTAAGGAGAATAAAATGCTCAGCCTGATACTCGCCGTCCTCGTTTCGCCAGCGTTCTCGGCTCCCGTTGCGCGCTCGTCGCATACGGTAGTCTCGCCGTGCCAAGACGATGCCGCCCGACTGTGCCCCGGTCTCAGCGGCGCGGCTAAGGTGTCGTGCCTCGAAACTAATGAGGCGCGAGAGTCGTTCGTCTGCAAATCGTTCATCAAGGACCGCAAGGGCCGCGCCCGCTATGCGCGGATTCAGAATCCCGTTTGCAGGGCCGATATTGCGGCCTACTGCTCGCAGTACACCGAATGGGTGGATAGGCGGGCGTGCCTATGGGATGATGTGCGGGTTTCGTCGGGCTGCAAGACCGTGTTGCACCATAAATAATATGCCAGCAAAGCTCTATTTGATTGTCGGCACGATAGGCTGGCTCGCCGTCATTGCGACGGCCGCGGCCTACATTTACGACTGCTATAAAACCCGGAGGGACTTATGATATCCATGCTCATCCTCGCTGCACGGGAAGGGCAAAATCCATCCGTGATATGTTGAAGTCAAAAATGACAAATCTTCCAGAACGGGTAGCGAAACTGGAGCAGGCATATACTGACCTGAAAGATACCATAAGCTCCGGTTTCGAGAAGATAGACCATAGGCTCACAATGGCTACAGATGTTTCTGTGGCCGCGGCCGCTGCCGCAAAACGCGCGGCAGAGACGACGGCATCGGCAGTAATTGGAATCGAAGCTACTCAAGAAAAAACTCAGCGGCAATGCTCGGAGCACTGGAAGGCGACGCGAGGATTGCAGACTTGGCGATGGATTGTTACAGGGGCCGGAATGGCAGTTGGCGCGATCGGCTCCGCTGTGCTGGAATTCTTCAGTCGCAATCAAAGGGGGCATCAATGAAAACTAAGTGGATTCTGGTACTGTCTGCTCTGCTAATGGCTTGGTCTTGTTCTGCCGGAGCCACGCCGTACTTCCGCTTGATGAGCCATGACGCGCAAGGATACCACCCTCAATTAAACGCGGGGACCTTCCTCGATGTTGCAGACCCTACGGGGGGCTCTACTGGCGGTATGTCGGTATCAATCATCACGCACAGTCCGAAAGATGGATGCTTGCTCCCCGGGATCGTCTGCGAGGATTGGAGCCCGCTGTCAATCGGATGGAGCCTCGGAGCAGGCAAGAACCTTGCCGGCATAGGCCCGGTCCTGAACGTGATGCCGTGGGCCAAAAGCTTTGCCCTCATGGCGCTCAATACGGTGGCCCCCGGCAAGGCTCCGAATCTTCGCGGGCTTCTGGCCCCGGTCATGGACTCGCAAGGGCTCGACCTGTCTATGGCTATCTCGCCGCTGTGGGCTTATGGAATCAATACTGACAAGGGCTATTTCCGCATCTTCACCGGAGCGGCGGTCAAGTTTTAGGAAAGTTATAGTGAAATTAGGTAAGGTTAGTAATAAAAGATAAACTTGGGAGGGACCATGAACACCATCATAAACTTAGTCGCAAAGTTCAGCGGAGCAGGAAAGGTATGGAATATGCTGGATGGCAAGAAGTCCATGATCGCGGCGATTGTGGGGATGCTCTCCGGACTGGCCGGCCTGACCCAAGAGTTTTTGGCCGTTGAAGGCAAGCACGACTTCGCGGCCTTGCTCGCCTTCGCGCAGGGTATCCCGCAAGATTCCAACTGGCTCCTGATTGTCGGTTCGATGGCGGTCCTGGGAATTTCTCACAAACTCGCCAAGAACACGGATGCAGTAGTGGCTTCCGCCCCCGTAGCGGCTCCACCGCCCGCCGTGGCACCTGCCACTCCCGCGCCGTAAGGGGCCTAGAATCGAAGATTTAGGCCGTTCCTGGGGTCATTAGATGCGTAAAGCCACGCTGACACGCCAGCCGTCTACGAAATTTGGCACTTTTGGCGATTATCAGTCTGACTCAGGATTTAAGAGCAAAATCCTGGAACGGCCTATGGACATAGGCGAGCACCCCTGCATCCCGGCCGGAATGTACGTAGTGGCCTGGACCTCCGGCGTCCATCCCAAGCACCCGGAATGTTATGAGATCACCGGAGTACCAGGCCGTACCGATATCCTGATTCATCCAGCCAATGTCTACGAGCAACTCCTGGGATGCCTGGCCCCAGGCACGGATATCGGTCAGGTGTCGCTCGATTGGGAAGGCCAGCACATAGCGCATATCGGCGTATTACATTCACAAATAGCCCTCGCCGCGCTGATAAATGATATGGGTAAGGCCACCTTCCTGCTAACAATCAAGGATGCTGCGTAAAAAGCTAATGTCGGCTTTGGCCAAAAGAATCAAGCGGTCAAAGCTCCCGCCGAGACCTGTTGCCTACTTGGTTTCATTCCTCCGGGATTCGGTCAAGCGGCTGAAAATCTTTTAGGCGCGGACCCTCCCCTGCGCCCCGCTCGGGTTGCTCCCCCTTCCTGGGCGGTTCTTTTCTAACAGCCCTGGATACGTTCTCCGATCCACCGCATCACCGGGACCGCCATGCTGTTGCCGATGGCCTTGTAGCGCGGGCCGTCGGCCGCGGGCTTGTTGCGGTGCGGAACAAGCGTCCAGTTATCGGGGAATCCCTGTAGGCGTTCGCACTCGACGGGGAGCAGACGGAGGCGAATTTCATTTTCTTAGCACCCCGTCATCTTCTGCACAGTCATAAGCCCCGTGATCTCATCCCAATATTCCAGCGGCCCGCCAATCTCAAATATCGCATGGTGGCCGGCGCAGACGCTCATTGAACCGTCCGGCGGAAGTCCATCTATTTTCAGGACGATGTATCCGGCTATCCCGCAAGGTCCATCTTTGAGCAGGGCTTCGCAAGGGCGTTTAATTTTGTTGTTATCCATTGCCGTCCCC